TGACTCTGATGATCAATTTAAGAAAGCTGAATCCGCTACTCAAAAACGCATAGATCGCCTTACTAAAAAGATGAGGGAGGCGGAACGCCGTGAGCAGGAAGCATTGAACTATGCACGACAGGTTCAAACGGAATCTCAGCAAATAAAACAACGGATGGATGCTTTAGATACTAATTATGTATCTGAGTTCTCTACCCGTGTTACGGCTCAGTTAGAGCAGGCTGAAAATGAGCTCTCTCGTGCTATGGAGCTTGGGGATACTAAAGCGGCGGTTGAAGCACAACGCAAAATCACGTCTTTGGCTATTCAAGCGGATAGAGCGGAACAAGCTCGTTCTCAGCATGAAGCTTATGCTAAACAGGCTCAGGAACAGGCTCAGTATCAGCAACAGCAAACTAATAATCAGCCTAAACAGGCTAAACGTCCTGATCCAAAAGCAGAACAGTGGGCTTTGAAGAACAAGTGGTTTGGTGAAGATCAGGCTATGACCTACGCTGTTTTTGGTATTCACAAAAAACTCATTGAACAAGAAGGGTTTGACCCACAAAGTGATGAGTACTATACTGAACTAGATAGACGAATGGGGGAAGAATTCCCACATAAGTTTAATAAGACTCAAAGTCAAGGTAAACGTCCCGCCCAGACGGTTGCTTCGGCTTCTAGAAGTACAACTACTGGGCGCAGTGGGAAAAAGGTTCGTCTCACCCCGAGCCAAGTCGCAATAGCGAAAAAATTGGGTGTGCCACTTGAAGAATACGCGAAATACGTGAAGGAGTAATAGAGATGACTGAAGAAACTAAAATCGATAGAAGCTCCCGCGCTAGTAACACAAGGGAGAAGAAGGCTGTGCGTAAGCCTTGGGCTCCACCCTCTGTTTTAGATGCACCACCTGCGCCTGACGGGTACAGGCATCGATGGATTCGTGCAGAGTCACGAGGATTCGATGACACCAAGAACGTCAGTGCAAAGCTTCGGGAAGGTTATGAGCTGGTTCGTAAAGACGAATATCCAGACTTTGAAGGTCCCGTTATTGAAACAGGTAAATATAGCGGTGTATTTGGACAGGGCGGGTTGATTCTCGCTAGGATTCCTGTTGAGACTGTTGCAGAACGTACTGAGTACTTCAAACAACGAAGTAAAGATCAGATTGATGCAGTAGATCACGACATGATGCGCGAGAACTCCCACTCAACCATGACGATCAATAAACCTGATCGTCAATCTCGTGTAACTTTTGGTGGTCCGAAAAAATAATAAAGTAGGGCTGCCCTTTTAGGAGAAAATATCATGGCAAATCAAAACACTGCCTATGGTCTTCGTCCTATCGGGCTTGTTGGAAGCGGTGTTAACTCTACTGGTGTAACTCAGTATGAGATTGCTTCTAACAACGCTAACGCTATCTTTCAATATGCTATCTGTGTTCCTACAGCAGCTGGCGTTATTGATCGAGCGGGTGCCACAAATGGCGGTACTACGCAAGCGCTTGGTGTACTGATGGGCGTTGAGTATCAAGACTCTGTGCAGAAAAAGCCTGTATGGCTTAACTACTGGCCTGGTTCAGGTTCTGTTAGCGTTGACACAAACTATCCTGTAAAGGCGTTTGTTGCTGACGATCCTAACCAACTCTTTAAAGTTGCGTCTGACGCATCATTGACTGACCGTGCAACAGCTTTGGCAGCAGTTTTTGCTAATGCTTCGCTAGGTACTTCTGCTAGAACCGGAAGCACTGACAATGGTACGTCTAATAGTGCGCTAAGTGTGTCTTCAATTGCTACAACAGCTACGCTACCTTTGCGTATTGTTGGCATTGCAGACGATGCGGCTAACAGCGACTACACAGCTGCTGGTATTCCGCTAATCGTTCGTTTGAACGCTCACTTTAACGCTGGAACCCGAAGTTTTGATTCGCAGACAACTGCGAACTCAACTGGTATTTAAGGAGGGATAAAACATGGCTATTTCTCGCGCACAACTGGCGAAAGAGCTAGAACCCGGCCTTAATGCCTTGTTCGGGCTCGAATATAACCGTTACGAAAATGAGCATGCTGAAATCTTTGAAGAGGAGTCATCTGACCGAGCCTTCGAAGAGGAAGTAATGCTCGCTGGATTCTCAACTGCACCTGTTAAGAGCGAAGGCGGAGCCATCAGCTTTGACGATGCACAAGAGACTTTCACAGCTCGTTACACTCACGAAACAATCGCACTTGCATTCTCGATCACAGAAGAGGCTATCGAAGATAACCTTTATGACCGACTTGCTTCGCGATACACAAAGGCTCTTGCACGTTCAATGGCCCAGACAAAGCAGATCAAGGCAGCAGCTATCTTGAACAATGCGTTCAACACTAGCTTCCCTGTCGGTGACGGTGCAGCTCTTTGCTCATCAGCACACCCAAGCATGTCTGGTAACCAGCGTAACGTACTGTCAACAGCGGCTGACCTCAACGAGACTTCTCTCGAGCAGATGCTTATTGACATTGCAGGTCTTACCGATGAGCGTGGTCTGAAGATCGCTGTTCGTGGTACAAAGCTGATCATCCCTAAAGAGCTGCAATTCATTGCAGAGCGAGTGATCAACTCTAACCTACGTTCTGGCACAGCAGACAACGACAACAACGCAATGAAGAGTATGGGAATGATTCCTGAAGGCGCAGTGGTTAACCACTTCCTAACGGATACAGACGCATTCTTCATTAAGACAGACGCACCTAACGGGTTCAAATACTTCAACCGTTCGCCAATCAAGACGGCAATGGAAGGAGACTTTGACACCGGCAACATGCGATTCAAGGCACGTGAGCGTTACAGCTTTGGTGTTTCTGATTGGCGTGCTGTTTTCGGTACTCCAGGTGCTGCATAAACCTTTGTAATATAAGACAAAATCTTATACTTACGGTTTGGGAAGGGATAGGTAAAACTATCCCTTTCTTTTTGCGTTAAACTTTTGTATTCTATAGTTATCCTGACAGTCGCATGGGGCGGCTGACACTTGCCACGACAGGAGAAAAAAAATGGCTAACACTACCTTTTCAGGTCCAGTTATTTCTAATAACGGATTTACTTCTACAGCGATTGCTTTTGCTGACCTTCCAACTGCTTCTGCTAACACTGGACGCATTATTTTTTGTTCGGATGCTTTGAAAGCTTCTGAAACAGCCGGTAACGGTACAGGTAACCTAGTTTTTTCTGACGGTTCCAACTGGATTAGAGTTGATACCGGCGCTACAGCCACTGCCTAATAGGAGGTATTAATGGCTAATTCAGACGTAAAATCAAAACGTCTGACCGGGACAGGCTCGGCTTCAGTAGGTCGAGCCCGACTCCGCCAGGTTCAGGTATTGACTGGTGCGGGTGCTGGACGGTTGACTTTGACGGATGGAAGCGGGGGATCAACAGTTCTTGATATTGATTTCTTAGCTTCAGATTCTCACTCGGTCAACATTCCAGACGAAGGTCTTTTGTTTACAAGTGATATTGAAGTTGATACAGCTACTAATATCACCGCTATGACTATATTTTATAGTTAAGGGGTACCGATATGGCTCGTGAAACCAGTTCTATTTCTCGTGTAGGAACAAGTGAGCCATTCGACCTTCAAGTAGCTAGGGGTCAACTTACCTATCATTCTGTTCGTAATGTTTTTGGCACAGCAACGGCTATTGGAACTTCGTTTAGAACCCCATGGGAGCTAGCTAATACAAATGCTTTACCGCTCATATCTGTCGCTGCTCCGCTAGATATCGCCAGTAGCTCGGCTGCGGACACGACACAGGTCATTAGGGTTGTTGGGTTAGACGCCGATTACAAACAGATTGCCGAAAATATTTCTTTAAACGGTACAACGGTTGTTACTACTACAAATAGCTATAAAGCTATTAACGATCTTATTACTGTTTCTGGAAATTGTGCCGGTAACGTAACAGCTAAGATTTCTAGCACCGTGTACGCTCAAATTACCGCAGGAGCTGGACGGAACCAAGCTGCTATTTTTACCGTACCCGCAAATCACAGTTATTATTTGTTACGTATTGATGCTTTTTCTGCGACAGCTACAGGGGCTAGTAAATACATAACTTTTTTAAATAAAAATACTTTTAGTGATGGTCGTATTTTTAATGTTGCTGAAACAACTTTTGCTTCTCGTATGGATATTACGAGAGGTCTTCCATTTAAAGTGCCAGAAAAGACTACGGTCGAGTTTCAAGCAAAAGTTAACAGCTCTACCGCAGAAATAGGTATTTTTGCAGACGGCTATTTAGTTCAGGAGACAGAATAATGGCTTCTACTAAGAATGTTAAAAGGCTTCCTTCCGGACGAATAAGTTATCGAGGAGAGACTTTTGCTGGATATAACAAACCCAAAAGAACACCAAACGGACCAAAAAAATCTGCTGTCTTGGCTAAAAAAGGCGATCAGGTTAAATTGGTTAGATTCGGTGATCCAAATATGTCTATTAAAAAAGACCAACCAAGCCGTCGAAAAAGCTTTAGAGCGCGTCACAGTTGTGACACCGCGAAAGATAAGTTTTCCGCAAGGTACTGGTCTTGTAAAGCATGGTGATAATATGAGCCCAGAAGACGTTTTAGCCAAACTAGCCAACCACGAAGAGAAGTGTGATCTTCGTTATCAACGTATTGAAGAGCGTTTAGACGAGCAAAGAGCTGATTTAAAATGGCTTCAAAAAGCCATGTGGGGAATGGTTCTTATGATCTTTATTGCGCCGCTAATTCATAAACTTTGGGGGTAAAATGGGATCTAGAGTAAAAACTGGATCAAATGCTTCACCTTGTGCTGTGACGTATTACAGAAAAGGTGGCGCAGTTTCAAGTAAGTCAAAAGGTAGTAAAATTTGCCCAGAGGGTAAGGCTTGGGCAGAAAGAACGTTTGATACGTACCCTAGTGCTTACGCAAATTTAGCAGCATCGAAATATTGTAAAGACCCTAATTACGCCAAAAAGTCTAAAGGCGGTAAGCGTAAAGGTAAATAATGGGGAAATTACAAGAATGGGTCGATGAAAAATGGGTTCGTATAGATAGTTCTGGGAATATAGCTGGAGAATGCGGCACTTCTAAGAACAAAAAGAACCCAGATCGTTGTTTGCCAAAGGCAAAGGCGCAAAGTTTGAGCAAGTCTGAGAGGGCTTCCACCGCTCGTAAGAAAAAACGAGAAGGTGCTAAAGGTAAACAGGTGGTGTCTAACACCCAAAAAGCTAAAGTTAGAAAAATGGCTCAAGGCGGTGTTGTTGCTTCTGGTTGTGGAGTAATAATGCCTAATAGGAAAAGAACTACTAAGATTGTTTAATTATGGCTACTTCAGGAAGTAAAGACTTTGAATTAGATGTAGCGGATTACATCGAAGAAGCTTTTGAGCGTTGTGGCTTAGAGGTTAGAACTGGTTACGATCTAAAGACCGCTAAACGTTCTTTGAATCTTATGCTTGCGGACTGGGCCAACCGTGGTTTAAACCAATGGACCATAAAGCAAAGGTCTTTAACTCTAGTTGCGAACGACGGTGAGTATGATTTAGCTACGGACGTTATAGATGTTTTATCTGTGGTCGTCAGGGTATCTGGTACCGATTATTCATTAGAGCGTTTAAGTCGTGATGAATATTTGACAATCCCGACTAAGACAACTTCTGGTAGACCTAACCAATTCTTTTTAGATAGGCAGTTGACGCCTAATTTAAAAGTCTGGCCTGTTCCAGATAGCTCTACTACGTACACCATTTATTATGATGCGTTGACCAGAATGGATGACGCAGATACGTTTACGAACACTATGGATTTGCCGTTTAGGTTTTATCCCTGTTTAGCGGCGGGATTGGCGTACTATTTGTCTTTAAAGAAGAATCCAAAGATGACGCCGATGCTAAAAACTATATATGAAGAAGAATTTCAAAGGGCAGCAGAGGAAGATCGTGATCGAGCTTCTTTTAATGTTGTTCCTAAGTTTAGTTATTATAGGTCTGGCTGATGGCTAAGTTTGCTTCTGGCAAAGATTCGTGGGCTATTTCGGATAGATCCGGATTTCGGTATCCGTATAAAGTCATGCGCCGCGAATGGAACGGCTTGCTAGTTGGACCGGATGAGTATGAACCAAAACATCCTCAATTAGGGCCTTTTCGTAAGGTAGAAGATCCACAGGCTTTGCAAAATGCTAGACCAGATCGTGTAGAACCCTTGGACGTTTACGTTGGGGTTCCTACGGTAGAGAATGAAAACTTGCGACCGGCTACGGGCTTTTGCCAAGTTGGTACCGTTACGGTGACTACATCATGAGCTTTACATACGCAGAATTAAAAAACGTTATTCAAGATTACACAGAAAACAACGAAAGTTCGTTTGTTAATAACCTTCCTGTATTTATTCAACAGGCGGAAGAGCGGATTTTAAAGAATGTACAGCTCAGTTTATTTAGAAAAAATGTAACCGGGACATTTACTACGTCTAATAAGTACTTGGGATGCCCCAGTGATTTTTTGTCCCCTTTTTCGTTATCTTTTGTAAATACTAGTGGTGATCACGTTTTTTTAGAGTTTAAAGATTCTGACTTTATTCAAACGTTTGCTCCAGACGCCACCGATACGGGGAATCCTAGATATTACGCAGTATTTGATATTAACAATTTTATTATTGGTCCTACGCCGGATAGTAATTATGCGGTAGAGCTGCATTATTTTTATCGTCCAGCAAGCCTTACGGCTGGTGCTGACGATGGTGTAACGTGGTTAAGTGAGAACGCTAGTATTGCTATGCTTTACGGAAGCTTGATAGAAGCGTATACATACATGAAGGGCGAAAACGATTTATTAGGCTTATATGAAAAACGATTTACCGAATCTTTGATTGGCATGAAGATGTTGGGTGAATCAAAAGAAGTTACAGATGAATACAGAACCGGAATGGTTATCAGGGCTAAACGATGAACACGCCTGCTTTAAATTTGGATATTACTCCAAAGATTGTAGTAGATGTAAAAACTACAAATAAACGGGGATTTACCCCAGAAGAGATTGCAGAGAGATGTGCTGATAAAATTATATCTATATCAGATACCGCAGATCCTGCAATAAGAGACCAGGCTAGGGCATTTAAAGGCCAAGTAATTAAAGTTTTGTCCTATTATATGCGAGAAGCAATTAAAAGCGATAGAACAACGGTTTATAATGCTTTATGTGACGCAGGTCATAAAGATCTAGCAGATTTAATAAGGAGATTGTGATATGGCTTTTACAGGAAATTACATGTGTACCTCCTTTAAAAAAGAACTAATGTTCGGGGTACATGATTTTGCAAATGGGGCAGATACTTTTAAGATTGCGTTGTATACGTCTTCAGCCACATTAGATGATACAACCACAGCTTATAGCGCCACTAATGAAACAAGTGGTACTGGATACAGTGCTGGAGGTAATGTATTAACTAACGTTGATCCATCAACTAGTGGAACTACCGCATTTACGGATTTTGCGGATGAGACTTGGACTACTGCCTCAATTACCGCTAGGGGTGCATTAATTTACAACAGTACGCCTAATACGACTTCCATAAGTGTAACTAACCCATCTGTAGTTGTTCTGGATTTTGGCGCTGATAAAACGTCAACAGCCGGTGACTTTACTGTAGTGTTTCCAACTGCTGATGCGACTAATGCAATTATTAGGATAGCCTAATGGCTGATGTCATCGTCCCCCTCAGTGGCTGGGGGCGAGGGACGTGGAACTCGTCTACTTGGAATGGTGGCTCAGATACTAACTCTGGGGCCGCAGGACAGGTAGGAAGCTTAACAGTCACTGCGGACGCTAACGCTCCAATCACAGGTTTATCTGCTTCTTCTTCGGTAGGAACAGTTGAGGTAAAATCTTGGGGTAATGCGTATCCTACGGGGGTTGAAGCTACAAGTGCAGTAGGTAATGCTATTGCAACCGTAGATATCACGGCTCCTGTAACTGGACTTGAAGTAACCGCTTCTGTAGGATCTGTAAGTGTTATTGCAGGAGCTGGGATTGAATTAGTAGGTGTTTCTGCTACGGTATCTGGAGATCCCGTATCTGTCGACACCACTAACAACATACCTGTTATTGGTATTCCAGCAACGGGTGGTGTTGGTTCAGCAACTGTATCCGCAGACGCTTTTGTGCGTCCTAGCGGAAAAACTGCTACGGGGTACGTTGGCTCTGTAACAGCTATTCCAGAAACGTCCATTTTTGTGTCCGGAGTTTCTGCCACCGCCAGCGTCGGAAAAGCGTTTGTCTGGGGAGATATTGTTCCAGGTCAAGATCCAAGTTATAGTACGGAACAACCATCGCAATCTCCCGGATGGACAGAAGAACAACCATCGCAGTCGCCAGATTGGCTGCGAATAGCAGCATAGGGTGAAAGATGCCAAGTTCATATACGTTAAATAATGGTATCGAGCTTATTGCCACTGGCGAACAGTCGGGCACATGGGGAGATACTACCAATGTAAACTTAAGCCTGATTGACACTTCTTTAGATGGTCAAGTCACGGTCTCACTTACGTCAGCAGGTACTTCGGGTAGCCCGAACACCTTGCCTATTAACGACGGTTCTGCTTCAAATGGTAGAAACCGTATGGTTATTTTTTCCGATAGCAGTGATTTAGGTGCAACGGCGTATGTTCAGTTAACTCCAAATGACGCTGAGAAAATCGTCTACGTTCGGAATAATTTGTCTGGAAGTAGAAGCCTTATTTTATTTCAAGGTACTTACAATGCGTCGAACGACTATGAGATACCTTCAGGGACAACGGCGATTGTCTATTTCAACGGTGCTGGGAGCGGTGCTGTTGCAGCTAATGTTTTTAACAACGCTTATTTTGATAGCCTTCGGTTGGGTTCTGTATCGGTTACCGCAATACTTGACGAAGATAACATGGCT